TGATGTCGCTGTTCACTGAAGGGTCAAAGTGAATACAACTCTGTTCGCTAATAGCAATCACGTCTGTTTGTTTTGTAAAGAAAATCATGCGAGTTCAGCACTTTGCTCTAAAGCAGAACTGCCTGAAACAGAAAAAAATGCACTTTGGTTTGCTGCGCCAATACCCGAGTTGACAGTTGATTGAATAATCATCCAACTGTCGCCACGGTCATACACACTCGGTGTTGCAGGCGTATTGACATACGAAAATGAACCCGAGATGGAAGCAGATGATGGTCGTGCTCTCATAGTTACAGGCATAGGAATCAAATAATAGAATGGGGTGCTCGCTGGTTGATACACGGACACATACAAATCGCCAGCGTTTTTACTAACCCATCGCCAGAAGTACCGTTGACATTCGGCTAACTCTTGTTGATAACTCTTGAACTGAAATGGTGGTGCAACAGAACCAACGGTCATCTGGACACCTGTTACTTGCCAATAAGCACTGGTTGCATCAGCAAGATTGACTTGCCCAACTGCTCGATTGGCAGTTGTTGTAGTTGCCCATGTGGTATTCAATGTGCCGCTGGTGTATCCACTTCCAGCCGCTACCCACCACAAACAATACAAAGATGCCGCATTGTCATTATCAAACATGCCAGTTGTGTCAGCAGGGAACGTGATTGTTTTGTATTCCCACGTTGCTGTGGCATTGATTGTGTACGATTTGCTGACCTGTCGGGTGTTGTCAGCATCTAACAACTCCAAAATGTAAGTGCCTGATTTGCTTGCTTTCACCCAAAAGGAAACAGTGACGGGTTGCGCTGTTGCTTTTCCTTTTCGGATTGCCTGTAAATCTTGTCCTTCAAGTATTTGACGGACTTGAACTTGTGACGTACTGGTAAGCGTAGGCGGCGCACTGGTCATTGTTATTTTGGCTGAGGCACGAAAACCGCTGTATGTGCCAGTTGTTGCACCAGGAAAATCGTCTGCAACGGCTGACGACGCTTGTGACATTGACCATGTACCTGCATTGAAAATCTCAAAATACCAACGGTCAACCGTGTAATACTCGCCAGTTGTTTTGCTGGTAACACTTGTGCCACGTTGTGCCACTTGCATTGCGCCGTTGTACAACAGATTGCGTGCCGCCGCCCCTGTGGAAAGAATGTCGTCCACCTTCTCGGCAATACTCTCCATTGCCGGTGCGCCGTCAGTAACAAAATCCGTTGGCTCTGGGTATGGAATGGCGTAGTTCGGTGTTGTTCCCATGATGCGTCCTTACAGGATTGTCCAGATGAGGTTAGTCCATGACAGACCATCTGCCACGTCGTTCCATGTGAGCGTCGGCGTGACCTCTTGCCATTCTTGGGTGAAACCGACAGGCGAGAAATACAACTCCACGGTGTGACCGCTTGGTGTCAGGCGATGCTCAATGCCTTCCACATACAGATTTTTTTGGACGATTGATGGTGTGCCGTATTTGTAGGACTTGGTGACGCTGACGAACGAGCCGATTTCCAACTGTGACACGGTGATGCGTTGCGCATTGGTCAAACGTGCCATGTTGACCGTCAATGCTGTGTACCAAAAGTTTGGCTCAGGACGTATCAGGTAGTCCGCCAACAGTTCTGCGTCCTCGTCAGTAGCGAGGAGTGATTGCACGACGATTGATTGCACGCCATAGTTGTCTTGCGATGTTGTGTCCGTGGTGGTTTGTGGCGTTGGTGTTGGTTCTGTTGGTGTCGGTTCAACCTCAACAGTCACGTCATTGATGATGCTGATTGGCGTGATGGAGAACGCTCTAACTACTGCGTCACTCATAGTTCACTTCCAATGTTTGATACGGAATACCCACACCATCATCAGCAAACGCCGTTGACGGTGTTTCTGCTGTTGCTTTTGGTGTTCGTGCTTCCCACACCAACGAACCAGACCTGTTGACGTACAAACGTCCCTGTTCTGCCGTCTCAATCAGTTTGTTCAGATACGTCAACGCCGCCTGTGATGACACGGTCAGAGGCGACAGATTGGCTACGCCTTCGGCAATGATTGGTGCAGGGTCAATCGGGTATGCAATCTCTGGGCGTGCCAAGATTCGGTCAACTCTTGCCCCCGACTTCTCGGCAGGTGGGGTGAACTCGGTGATTGTGGTTGTGGACAGATTCAAGAATCCGTCAGCCGCAGAAACAGTCACCATGTTGTGGTCGTCCTGTGCAAACTCGGTGTCATAGGCAGTTATGAATCCGTAAAACAATGATTCGCCGTTGCGGCTGATTCGGACTTTCCTGCGTGGCTCAAACCCGAGTCGTCCACGTTCTGTGTTCCAATACGGCGATGCTTGATTGGCAACGCTGAACTTGTCCTCTCCTTTGAGGTCATCAATCACGATTGTGCATGTGCCAGCACCGAACTGTGCGTCCGCACTGGAACGTCCACGTTTGATTGCCACACCAACAACGTATTGCGTTACGTCAAAGAATGTGGTTGTGCCACCAAGCACGGCAGGACCACCGAGTGTTGACGTGCCGAGGTACAAGGCATCTTGGAGAAACCCTGCGTCCAGTTCAACCTTGTATGTGCCGAGGTCTGCAAGACCACCCATTACGCCACCACAATGTTCAACGCACCAGACCGCTTGTTGTATTTGCGCAACTCGGTCACGATGAGGTCAGGCAATGTTTCGTCGGCAATCTTGCTGTTGATGGTGATGTTGTACACGTCTCCGCCGCCAATCTGGTTGTTCGGCACAATCTTGCCAGATGTTGACGGCACAAACATTTCTCGTCCACGTTCACCGACAATGTACGGATACCCAGCATCAACCATGCCGCCAGCCGCCTTGTTGCCCTTCTTTCGCTTCTTTGGTGCCTGTACGCCTGTTTGTTTCTGCGCTCGTTGCACCTGTTGCGCTGTCAACCCTGTGCGTGCGGCACGCACTTCACGCTCGGCATCAGCCAAACGCAACTTGGCTTGTGCCTCACGGTCAACAGCCTCAGCCACAGCGTCAGCCTGTGATGCTTCGGTTTCTTTGGCAGAGTTCAACTCGGCAAGAGCGTCCTTGTACGCCGTTGAACCAACAGCCGCACCGTTGATTGCCTCATTCAACGCCGTCTGAGCAGTAGTGATGTTGTTAGTTGCTGTCACTTCGGCGTTTTTTGCCTCAGTCAAAGCGATTTCCGAGAGCGTCAACTCGTCCTGTGCCGCCTTCAATGCGGCAGGGTCAGAACCAGCCCGTGCCGTGGTCAACGCCTGTTCAGCCGCCGTCACACCAGCAATAGCGTCACGCAACGCAATCTGTGCCTCGGCAATCTTGCGTGGGTCATTCTCTTTTTGTGCCTCAGCCAACGCCGCTTCCGCATCGGCGTGACCGTACTTCGCCAACGTAATGTCATCTTCCAACTGCGCCAATGCGGCAGGGTCAGCCGCCTTCTGCATGTCGGTCAACTTCTGTCGTGCATCAATCACGCCCTGTTCGGCACGGGTCACGTCAATGGACGCACGCACTTGGTCACGCTTCGCCTGAGCCAAATCTGCCTCGGCTTTTCTGGCTTGGTCACTGCCTGCACCGTATCCACGAACCACTTGGTCAAAGCGTTCCTGCGCACGGGTGACTTCCTCGGTTGCCTTCGTCAAGTCCAGTTTGGCTTTCGTGGTGTCTTTGACGGCAGAGTTGTATGAGCGTTGGTCTGCGCCGTAGCCCTTCAAGGCACTGGTGAACTCCTTGAACTTTTCCGCCGCTGTCTTGACCGTCTTACCAACTTTGGTTGTGTCGGTGTCGGTGTTCTTCAAGTCGTCCATCAACTTTTGTAGTTCTGCGTCAAGAGGTGTGACACCAGTGGACTTCATGTTGCCGAGAGCATTGGTGACAGAGCCGAGCGCCGTTTGTGTTTGCACCGTTTCGGCACGCATGACACGCATCGTGTCCACAAGGCGCAGGAACTCCAACACCTGTTCATCAGTAGCGTTTTTGAGTTGTGGAACTTCGTTGCGCAAGTTGTAGAACGCCACAGTTTGCTTTGTGATGGCATCACTGCCAGACGTGACCACCTTGTTGATGTTCACACCCATGTCAAGGTACTTGCCT